CGTTGGGTTTGAAAGAAAAACTCTCCCGGATTACATCTCTACGTTGCTGGGCAAGGAAGAACGAAACCTTCCAGACCAGATTACCAAGATGGACGAGGCTTTTAACCATGGATATATATTAGTAGAGGACAACCTTGAAAGTGTGAAGACGCTTGGTCACTCACAAATAAACCCAAATTCTGTGATTGGCTCCCTTGCGTCTACGGAAGCGAGAGATAACGGTGTTCGGGTTAAATTCTGCTCGAACATGGAACTCCTTGTAGATATGGCCGTCCGACTCGGGCGAAAACATCACGAGGACCCGGTCTCAAAGCTGCTCCCTAAAGGTTCTGTCAGCGGAATAGATGAACCATTTGCTAAGATGGCATATGGTTGCATGGATAACGTAGGAAAAGAAACAGCAGAGACACTCTACGATAAATTCCCGTCCATGAGCCTGATGTATGATATGGACAAAGAGGACCTGAAAGGGGAGCTTATTGAAATTGATGGTATAGGAGACAAGACAGCAGAATCCATCATACATCAATTATACGCGAATAAATGAAATTCATCTGTAGTGAGTGCGAGGAGAAAACCCCTGTAAAATCTATCCAAGTTGAACGGAACCTCTGCCGGAGTTGCTTGGAATATCAGGAGGGGTATACAGTCCCAGAGTGTCCTAAGTGCAGTTATCAGGTTGATATGGTCAGAGTGGATAATCACCTATACATCTGTCCTGCCTGTGGCCTTTGCCGCTCTTCTCATCCGGACCACCTTACAACTAAGGGGAATCCGAGTGTTGTTTGTCCCATAATGAGAGAGGTTATGGACATGGACGACTTAGAAAGGAGCCACTGGCATTATGAAGAAAACGAGGGCCATGAAGAATCCTATATCAGGATTAGCCACGATGCTCACTCTCAACTGCACGATTATAGCAAATTACTTAATCAGGAACGAGACATGGTTCAACATAAAAACGGTATAGAGGTTGTTTTTGAAAACCTTGTCAGATTAGACCTGAATAGGCTGTCCATACACCATCATTATCATCCTGTTCAGGCTGGCCCCCATTATTTCGATTACGTACTAACTCGATATGCGTTCCCTGATTACCTGGATTCCACAGTGCTTGCTAATGCTCTCGGTCACGAACACCCGGGAGAGGTACCTTCGGAGTTAGAGGATATACGCCAAAAATTTTCAAAAGAGCGCCGAAAGCATTTTTAGGGTTCCGCTGATATATCCTCAAAGCAAGCGTTTACCAAGATTTAAATAGAAGGGAGAGAGAAGTGATAATAGAAAGTACGAACCACTTGGAATTTCAATGACATATAAAACACACGACCAGATGGCTAAGGAAGAGAACGTCTATGAACGCCAGCTCCGGGACTGGTACTTTGAAAACGGTGGTTCGGCCGTTATCATGTCCAACTCGGGCGCTGGAACTCGCATGGACCTCCCCGACGTCATTGGAAAGTACGCAGGGCAAGAGTTTGCCCACGAGGTAAAGTATACTTCAAACGATTACGCGAATCTCACCAAGGACAAATTAGAGGGTCTTCTTCGATTCTCTAAAAACTGGGGAGCGACGCCTCTACCCACGGTAAGGTTTTCCAAGGACATCCATTGGTATACCTTTGAGTCTGAAAGTGATGGGTTCGAGCAGTGTGTTACCAAGGATGGAGGAATGCAAATCGCCCGGGATAACAGAGAAACTTACACAACCCTTAACGACCTCCTTGAGAGAGCAAAGAACGGCGACGAAGACAACGACGAAGAATAGTTAAACAGCAGTAAAATATGGCTCCAATTCCACGGCCCGACAAATGGGTTAAGAAGCAGTTTGAAGAAGCAGTATTTAGTACAATAAACAAATTCAACAGGCCCACTACGAGCCATGGAGATAGTCCTCGGGTAGATAACCCTGAACCTCCATATGGCCGGAAGATTCATCCTCGATGGATTTACCAGTTAAGAGAAAACAGCACTCTAATCAACAACTCTATTGAGGAGAAGGTTTCTCAAACATTCCGCCGTGGGTTTAGTGAGTGGGATAAAGCGTACGCTGCTAAATGTCCCAACTGTAAAACGGAATTCCATACTCTGGAAAAGTTCAGAGAGCAGCTTGGACAGTATGGGGACCAGATGGAGGATGATGACGTCGACTTAGAATCTCCTCGAATCTGTCCCGAGTGTGAGGAACTCGGAGAGATGCATTATCCTGATGACGAAGATAAGGAACATGGTGAGGGTTTCTTCCGTCAGGCAAACGAGAAAACAGACATCCAATCGCATCTGGAGCCGATGCAGCAAAATTCAGTCGGGCAGAAATTCATTGACGTCTGCAAGGAACTCGCATGGGACATTCAGTCTTTTGACGACGCCTGGATGCTTTTCGAGAGGGAATATACTCTCGACCCAGAGCGCGGAGTTATTCTGGATTATGACCTAAAAGGAGTACATCGCGCTCCTCCAGAGGTCATGCGTTATTCCATCAACGAGAAAACTGGAGAGTTCGGCAACGAGTACTGGGTGTGTCCCAAGTGCCGAGCGCAACAAGAGAATTATCACCCGGAGAAAGAGCCCGAGGATTGTTCTCACTGTGGTGGCTATACGTATGAAGTCTACGCTGTAGCTCTTGATGAGCCAGGAGGAGACCCGCAGAACTATTACATCAGAGGCGAGTTCGCGCACGCGAGTGAATATGAGCCTTCTAAGTTCTACGGATATTCTCCAATCCTAACGCTTTGGGAGGAGGCTCGTACAGTCGAAATGATGGACGATTGGTATAAGACAGCATACGAAGAGCGACGTGCTCCTCGAGGAGCAATGCTTGTCAGGTCTTCAAACGCTGAATCTGTACGAGCGTTTAATCAGGGTCAGATGGAGAAACTTCGTAATGACCAGCATTACATTCCAACCTTCATTGATGACTCTGATGGAGCAGGTAAGGCTCTTGAGTGGGTCAGCCTCTTAGAGGACCCGGTAGAAATGCAACATATGGAGATGCGCGAGTGGTTCCTGGAGCGCATTTCTGCTAAGTATGGTGTAACCCCTGCGTTCCAGAAGGGCAGTCCGAATAATAGTGGCTTGTCTCAGTCTCTGGAAATCGTTGTATCTAACCGGTCCGCTGACAGACTCCGTCAGATTTTCAACGATACGTTCATCCCTGCTTTCCTTGGACAACTGAAAGTCGAAGGATGGGAAAGAGAGCTACGTCCTGTAGAGGAAGAAGAGGAGGCAGCTGATGCAGATGTTCAGGGCAAGTACGTGATGAACGCCAAGAGAGCTGTGGACGTCGGATTCGATATTGAGTGGACCGAGGATGACAAGCTCAAAATCCATCCTGGCGACCCAACAGAAGATGTTGATTACGCCGATGGAGAGTTCCAGCCTGATAGTGAGCTGCCCTCTGGTGGCCAGCCAGGAGGTGGAGGAGGGCCAGAAGATGGAATGCCTCAACCCGGAGGAGCGAATCAAACTGGCGGTGCTCCAGGAACACCTCCTCATCAGGAACCACGTCTCCAGAACTCTGATGCGTCTGTAACCACGGGGAGTAGTGGATATTCTAATGCCCGATATGGAGCCACATCTGGTCAAGAAATAGACCTTGTAGCTCATATCGAGGATATGTTAGAAGAGCAGGCTAAGGAAGTGAATAAGTCTGCAGAAGACGTTACCTGGGACGATATAGAAATCAGCGAGAATATCAGGATTTGGATTAAGGACCCGGAGGAGGCTCCGGGGGAGGCAGAGGTAGTCCATGACCCAGATGAAGATGTGCCTGCTGATTACTATTACGAGGAGGAGATATGGTCTGCGGCTGCTAAGGCAGAACAGGTCAACAAGACCGCGGAGGCCATAGACTTTTTGTGGCGCCCGACGTTGTCTTCGATAGTCAAGCAAGACCAGGAGAGCGACGTCGATAGTGAGGGAACGGGAGAATACGAACCATACGACCCACCAGAGTCTTGTGAGAGAAGATACTTAGAAGCTCAAGGGATTCAAGAGGACGACCTTCCAAATGGCCTCCAGGTATTCACTGGTCCCGAGGGTAAGCAGTTCTACTGTGGGAACTGGAAGGAAGTAGGGGCGTGGGAGGAAGGAGCAGATGAAGACTTCGACCCCGAAGGCAGAGCCATGGATAACGTCGATGTGAACGATAAAATCCAAGAGGGTCAAGAACTCGAAGAGTATGAAGGTTTATTCGAGTTTGAGGGCTGGAGGGGTGTAGATGAGGGACAAGACATTGTCTTTGATTTAAAAGATAGAGATGGCTGGGAGCGGTTCCAGTTCATCGACGCTAAGAAAGGTAATGCTATGCTGAGAGACGAAGAAGGAGAGGTTGCCATTGCGAAAGCAGACAACGCAGCAGATAGAACTCAAGGAGTAGTCGGGGAATTAACAGATGAGAAGTACAGGGAGAGATACCAGGATTACGAGGTCCCGCGCGAGATATATACGGCTGACCACGTAGAGTCTAAGGAACTCATCGAGGATGAAGAAGGTGAAGAAGGTGGTGTCAACAGTGGATATACCCGAGTCGTCACATTCGATAATG